CATTATTGGGTAAGAACCTTGACTGGATAAGATGTTATGCTCAAGGCCTATACACTTATGTTCAAGAAGGTAAGCCAGTTATATCTGAATATGACGACAACATCATGGCAACAGATTTTATAGAACCGGATATAAGTTTACCTATACAAGTTGGAGTGGACTTTGGTTTGACACCAGCAGCTATATTCGGTCAAAGATTAAAAAATGGTAGATGGGTTATTCTACATGAGTTAGTTACATTTGATATGGGTCTTGAAAGATTTGGTACTATGCTCAAAGGAGAGTTGGCCAGTAAGTTTCCTAAGTACGAGGTGTTAGTACATGGAGACCCAGCCGGACAAAAACGAGATGAGATATACGAAGTAACTGCATTTGACCATCTAAGGTCTATTGGATTGACTGCTAGACCAACTGCATCAAATGATTTTAGGATAAGACGAGAGGCCGGAGCTATGCCTATGAACCGATTGATAGAAGGTAAACCTGGTTTACTTGTAGATAAGAGATGTCAAAGATTAAGAAAGTCATTGTCTGGTGGTTATCATTTTAGAAGAGTACAAATATCTGGAGGAGAAAGATACAAGGACCAACCAAACAAAAATGAACACTCTCATGTCGGAGATGCTTTTATGTATCTCATGTTAGGTGGAGGAGAACATAGAACTCTTACAAGAGGACATAATCCTAAATTTAAAATGGCAAGAGCAAAAACAGATTTTAATATTTTTGAATGACATTTGAAACTGGTATAGGTATGCTTGTTGTAGGATTGATTGCAATATTCATAGGTGCGATTATTGCATATTATATAATTAACAAGGTTCAAGATGATGAGTAACACTTCAAAAAGAAAAGGGACCAGGGTTGAAAATAAAATAGTGAAACTATTTGAGAACCTTGGTATAAAGGCAAGACGACAACCAATGTCTGGTAGCCTTCAAGACTTTCCACACGATGTCAAGGTAGAACTACTTGGTGGTCTGCACATTGAGGTCAAAGCTAGAAAAAATGGAAAAGGATTTGCTACAATTAAAAAGTGGAAGGGCTCTGCCGATTTGCTTATCATGGTTGAAGATTACGATGAGCCAGGTGTTTATATTGATTGGAGACTATGGAAACAGATAGCCAAGATACTAAAAGACAATGGTTAGTTAGAGTTTGGTACAAAGGAGATATGGAACTAAGAAAAGAGTTTACCATAAGAGCAACTGAAAAAAGATTACAAAACTTTATTGTACCAAAAAAATACAGAGCCACTTATGAGATTAGCAACACTTGAAAACATATTTGGATGCGATGGTAAACAACTTATCGTATTACCATTCAAATCATATCTACTCAATCTTATGGACTTATACCAGGAAGATAAGGACCATCTAAACTCTATACCTGGATACCAAGATTACTTAGACGCAGCAACAAAACAAGGATATGGATTTACTGTTTTAGATAATGGTAGGCCCCTAGTTTGTTTCGGTATAGTGCCTCAATGGCCTGGTGTAGCTGAGTTATGGCTGATACCAGATATGAAACTCATGCGTAAATGGAAACTTAAATTTCACAAAGGCTCATTAAAATTTATGGAACTTGCAGCAGATGAACTAAACTTGCATAGACTTCATGTAACAGTTAGTGCTCAAAATGTTCGTGCAGTCAAATGGATAGAACATATATATTTTAAGAGAGAAGGTGTATTAAAAAAATATTCCTTTAATAAAAAAGACATGATAATGTATAGTAGGTTGTTTTAATTATGAAAAAATTTTTTAAAAGATGGGTATGTATGGTGTTTTGTATGAATACTTGTTTTTTTACCCCTTGTGCAAAGGATAAAAAATAATGAGTAGTCTTTTCAAAATGCCTAAGTATGAGCCACCTCCAGCAATCAACACAGCTAACGAGGCATTGGATAGACGAGAAGAAAGAGCAGACGCATCTGAAAAAAGAGAGTTAAGAAAAATCTCCTCAAGAAGGAGAGCAAAACGACAAGCTGGTAGATTACTGTTGTCTCAAGATAGAGCTATACCACAACTTGGTGTTGGCGATACACTAACTGGACAGTCAATGGTAAGAAACCCATACGATGATGAAAGGATGGCATAATGGGAGGAGCACCTAGAATAATTAGAAAAGTAGTAAGCCCAGTTAAAAAGATTGTAAGGCCACCTTCCTCTCCTATTGCAGAGAGAAGAGAAGAGGTTGCAAAAAAAACTGAACCAGAGGCAAAACAAATATCTCCAAGAAAACTTAAAAGAAGAAGTACAAAAGTAAGAGGTAGAAGAAGAGCAATAGTTGGAGGACAACTTACTGGAGGAGATACACAAACTGCTGATTATTCTCCAATTAGAAATCCTAGAGATGGAAGTAAGTTAGGGAGTGCATAATGCCAGGCTATCACAAAAAAAAATCAAAACCTAAAAAGAAAAAAAGAGCAGCTAGAAAAAAAGGTGGAGTAGCTTATGGATAGCCACGAACAAGTTTATATTAGAAATCCAAAATTTAGAGATTTAAAAAAGGAGCAAGAGGATGAGCAGAAAGTTTCCGAAAGTTCCGAAGAGTAAAAAGGGTGTGCCATTAAAATATTTAGCTGGTGCAAAAAACCCAAAAGCAAAAGAGGCAGAGATATTGAGAACAAGAAGATTATATAAAAAAGGTTTACTAACAACTGCTATGATGGATGAGATAAGCAAGAAGAGGGCAAGAGGATGAGTAAAGCAGCAGTTATAGCAAAGTATTCAAAGTCAAGTGGTATATCCAAAAACACTTTGAGCAAGGTCTATTCCAGAGGCCTTGGGGCATACTATTCTAGTGGCTCAAAAAATGTGTCTGCACACGCATGGGCAGCCGGAAGGGTCCGGTCATTCGCAACTGGAAAAGGTGGTGCAAGAAAAGCTGATAAGGACCTATTAAGGTCTAAAAGAAAAAAAGGGTTGGTAAGCTAATGTCTTTGTATGAGAATATAAACAAAAGAAAAAGAGCTGGTACTTCTAGGTCAAAATCTAAAAGTACAATAACAAAGAAAGCATACTCAAATATGAGGGCTGGTTTTCCAAAACGCAACAAAAGGAAGGGGCTAGTATAATGGCTTATAAAATGAAAATGAAGAAGGCATCTAAATTAAAAGGTGGACAAAAAAAATTAGATGCAAACAAGGATGGCAAGATTGGTAAACAAGATTTTGCTATGTTAAGAAACAAAAAGAAAAAGGTCATGGCATGATTATTTTTAATCATTCACATAAAGAGTGGAAGAGAAGAGTAAAAGAACATAAATGGTTTATTGTTGCTCTAGTAATATCTTTTGCACTTGGAGGTGTAATATTATAAATGGTTGCTAAGAGGTTTCAAAATCCATCTGGAGGTCTTAACGAGGCTGGTAGAAAAAAGTTTGGTGTTAAGGCTCCGGTATCAAGTGGTAAGAACCCTCGTAGAATTTCTTTCGCAGCAAGGTTCTCAAAAGTTAAAGGACCTTTGATGAAAGATGGTAAACCAACAAGACTAAAACTTGCATTAAAAAAATGGGGTTTTGGTTCTAAAGAGGCAGCAGCTAAGTTTGCTGCAAACAACAAGGCAAGGGCATAATGCACAGAACACCAGATGAAGTTTTAAATAGGTCAAAGAAAGCATTTTCTCGTAAAGAACAATGGAGAACAATTTACGAAGATTGTTATAGATATGCGTTACCACAAAGAAATCTTTACGAAGGTTACTATGAGGGTAATGTACCTGGCCAAAATAAAATGAATATGGTTTTTGATAGCACAGCCATACATTCAACTCAAAGATTTGCAAATAGAATACAGTCTGGCTTATTTCCTCCCTATAAAAAATGGTGCAGACTGGAGCCTGGTAATGACATACCGGCAGATAGAAGAGCAGAAGTACAAGCTGCATTAGACATCTACCTAGACAAAATGTTTACTATACTTAGACAATCTAATTTTGATTTGGCTATGGGAGAGTTTCTTTTAGACCTATGCGTAGGTACTGCTGTTATGCTCATCCATTTCCAGATGCAAACATACCAGAGACTTTACAAAATTTAATAAATGAAAAACCAGCAGAGATGATTGAGTTGTTAGAGGCTGTTATAGTTGATACTGAAAGAAAAGATTTTTGTTACCATATCATTTATGAAAAAACTAGAGAGGAATTAGTTTATAGAAGAATGGACAGCACTCCATGGATTGTTGCAAGATACATGAAAATACCTGGAGAAGTTTTTGGTAGAGGTCCACTTGTAACTGCTTTACCAGATGTCAAAACATTAAATAAAACTTTAGAGTTATTACTTAAAAACGCATCTATTGCGTGTGCTGGTGTTTACACAGCAGCAGATGATGGAGTAATCAATCCATCTAATATTAGAATTACACCAGGTAGTATTATACCAGTTGCAAGAAATGGTGGACCACAAGGTGCATCACTTGCTCCACTACCTAGGTCTGGAGATTTCAATGTATCTCAAATTGTAATTAACGATTTAAGAATGAATATTAAATAT